CAAGTTGCCTCTTAAGACATGGACAATTAGTTCTATCTATAAGTAACTTAGGTAAGTGCTTATTGTTACCACCCATAAGTTCCATCATGAAGTTATACTCTGCATTACTTCCTATGTTACCCTGCTTCAATGACATAAGTATAACACTCCAACCTGTTGGTTTACCATCTACATCACGTTCAATTGCTTTCTTTATCTGACTAGCCACGTCCTGACCTATCTTTCCATAACTGTTAGCAGCACGGTCATAATATAGCTTTAGTTGCTTACATTTATGTGGATTGAAGTAGCGTATAAACTCATCTGCCATCGCGCGTATGTAGTTAGGAGGTAATGTATATAGTTCTTTAAGTATTCGATAAGTACCTATTGATTGCTGACCAAATACCATCCATAGGGTGTTACCAATGTCCAACCCACCATCAATAGCCCGGTTATTATCCAGGTACTTTAATATACGGCAATCTGGATCCTGACCAAATGGTATACTATCTAAGTACTGATAGTTGTTACCATCTGAATAGAAGTGACGTTCTGCCAGCGCACTGTAGAATCGTGATGCTGCCGATAGGATAGGTATAATTGAAAGAATAGCAGAAGACACACCTTCTAAACCAACAGCGAACTCATCTTCGAACCATTCAATACCTAGAATGTCAACATTTACAAATGATGATGCTATCCAAAACAATGATACACCCTTTCTCAAGCGTCTCCAACGTTCCTCCCAACGTTTCATTGTCTTTTCAGATAATTCTATCTTTTTCTTACTTCCAGTCTCTAATAGGGATGCATATTCCCGTTTTGTCTGATTATAAACAAAACTCACCTGAAGTAAATCAAGTAGCTTCTTTTTATCATTTTTCTTAGCATTTTTCAGTATCCAGTCATATTCTCCGATATTATTCGGATCCGGCATATCGGTTGTAAATGTTTGAGATCGATAAAACGGAGAATCACCATATTTTGAGCGATAACCACGAACTGCTTTTAGTAAATTACCGATTTTTACTTCAGAAAAATACTTTACTTCATCACCAAAAACACCAACATACGAACGACCGGCACCAATTGACGGACGGTCCAATGAAATAAAAGTCAAATTGAAACCATTGAAAAATGTCATCGTGTTCTTCCACGACGACATGATATTGTACATTTTCGATCTCCATTCAGCCGGTGGTTCCTTATTGATAACATAATGCACATCTTCTTCCCAGCCATGGAAACGAAGCCCTTCCTGAAGCGATGGAATAACGTTTTTATGTAAGTTTGAATAAGTGTCACTTACCCAAGCAAAAGGAGCACCGGGGCAATCATATACGGCTTCCTGTAATCGCTCAACAGCGAAATTTGTAGTCTTGGTAGACGCACGGCCAATGGGTAAATACAAATCCTTCGGCATTAGCATAGCGCATAACTGCGCTAACCAATTTGAATATCGCAGGTCTATATCATCACGATTTAGATCCAACCTTTGTTTCTTGCTCATCGTATAAGTCTAAAAAATCAACTTTATCAACTCCGGCTTCCTGCCGAACACGGTTTTTCTCAATATCTGAAATCTCCAAATTATCAATTCGTTCGGCTAATGCATTACGATCAACCGAAGGTAAACTAATAGCACCGGGATTGAGAGAGTAAATTTTAATTGGTTTCTTATATAATCCTTCCGGAATACGGGGAGGTTCCGGTGTGTCAAGTCCTTTGATTTTATAGGCTTTTGTTATCAAATCGCCATAGACCTCTACATCCTTTGAATTTTCGGAAGTTTTCAGCACCAGGTTAGCAGCTGCCATTAATCCCTCAAACATAGCGTTACGGTGCGATTGCTTTTCAATACCATCATCACCGTAGAATAGATTTATCGCCTCGTCGTACATTGCGCGGGCTTTTCGGTAAGGGATATTGTTTGGCGGACGCTGAATAAATGAAATAGCGTTTTCCTTGCCGTATTTGCGACGCAAAGAGTTCAGCAAGTATAATACGTCTAAATAACGTTGTTCGTCGTCTGAAATCGATTCTTTACTGCCTGATTGAATATAATCCTGCAGTATATCAAAATAGGACTTTTTGGTATTAAATTCCTCCATAAATTATTTCATCGCGTGCGTTTTGAAAATCAATTTTCTTTCTTAATTTATCGAGTCGTTGAGCCTGTGTAACGTTAGATCTAGCATCATTAATCATAGTTATACCTTCTTCTGCCTGATGAACCAAAATTCCACGTTTGTAGTGAAATTCCAACGAGCTATCAATTTGCATGTAGTAATACATGAACTCAAGCTTATCAACCTTATAATACATAGCTATATTCTCAGGAGAATATCCGATAGCTGCAAACGTTTCGTATTCATCCCAATCCATGTTCAATAACCAATCAGGGTCCCGAACATCTTCAGGTTTTGCTAAGTCTGAATTTTTCATATCGATTTAGTATAACATTCTATCAACTTCAGCCAATTGGCTTTGTTTAATTGCGAGTCGCTGTTTACGTTCTTCATCCAAATTAGGCTTATCACCTTTAGCTATTTCGCTTTCAATGCGCCATATATTATGTGTTAATCTTTCTTGAAGTTTAACAAGTTCTTTTATAGTAAGCGTTTTAAGTTCCTGTAAACGGTGGTAATGTTTGAATACCGGGTGCTTTCCAAGAATAGATTTATGTTGTTTATAATAGTTCAATTCAGCATAAATAACCCGGTTATCTCTATAGCTAGCTAATAATTCACTTGCTGTACTAGTACATTCTTCCAATGAAGTGCAATCTGATAATTTTTTATGTAATTCTTTGTACCTGTAGTAACTAGAGAATTTATCTGTAACTAATGCTTTAAGCTCGTATGGACAATCGGGTGAATCAAGAAATGGGAATTCATCACGGAAACTAATGCGTGTAACTTCACGAGATGGTTGTTTGACAATTTCAGTCAAATCTATACCCGATAATTGATACAATGAACTTTTCAATAATTCTACATTTTTGACCGGGTTAGCTTTCACTAACCTGATCAAAAATGTATTTTTTGAAAACTTTTCAAGCAACATAATCCCTTTTAATGGATCACAACCCGATTGCAACCAACTTAGAACTTCTTTTTTCACTTTTCAAAACGGCTTTTTTCAGAGAAATTAGATTCAAGAAACTTAACCAACAAATCATTGTAACCTAGTTCTGAGTTATTCAGAAATTTTTTACCAATAATGTACTTTTTGAAAGCGTCTGGATCGGTATTTTTTGAAAGTAACCGAAGCATATAATGTCCATGAATACCATCTATTTGCGCCGGAAGATGATACGAAAAATAAGTATTGAAATAAATGGAAGGAATAAGTAATCCTTCCGAGTTTAATTCTTCTATTTTTTCAAAAAGAGCAACCAAATTTTCCTTTTCGAAGAAGAAAGGCGTATGCGTATCATAGTTATGATCTGGTAATGATGATTTTTTCAACAATTCAATCGTTTTATTTCGGTTCACTTCGTACACCTTATTTGAACCAGGTAAATAGGCTAATTTACCCTGAGCAGTCAATATCTGAATATCGGCTAATAATGTTGGAGAAACGGTGTAAATGTCATCATTCATCCATACGAAACCATCCGACACACGTTCGTCAGAAATAGCTAATTTCAGCTTATGCAATGTATCTACTTGAGGATTTTCAGAAATGCGTTCAGATTCAATGTGAATAATATCTTCACTGAACCAATCTTCAGCATCACCGATAACTACTACTTTAAAATCTTCTCTGAAATTTTTATCAAGACTTCTAATAGCATAAAGCAATTCAGTTCCTTGTGCCATTTCTTTAAAATATGGGAATACAACGGTTAACGGCTGTTTACCGGCACCAATAATTCCAACATTCTGATCTCCTAAACCGGACCCAATACTTTCGGATCCTGAATTTTCAAATTGTTTTTGCTCTTTTTCCATTTTTACATCGTTTTTTTTGGTTGATAATTCGTTTTCAAAACATCTTTATTTTGCGATAAACTTGCATTATCTCGCAATCTTATAGCATCAATTTGTTTCTTCTTTTCCATGATAGTGGATTTTATTATTTATGATACAAATTTGCAATTGCAAAGCCAATTAATAAAGGACAAAAAGCCCTGACAACCGAATGTCAGGGCTTTTATACATTTACGAAAACATCAATTAAATTCCACCACCGGTTGAACCTGGAGCAACAACAGTTAAACCTAAAATTGCATTGATAGTAGCACTATCTGTAGCAGGGATCAATGCT